ACATTGACACAACCGACCGCCGCAACATTTGTTCCATAATTGCCAATATGGAGGTTATAAAAAGCGTTATTGCTACCAGAAACAGTGATCAATACAGCCAAAGACGTTGCCGTTGAAGCAGACGCAATCCTGGCACGACCAGCAATCCTTGTTGGAGCCGCAATGCCAATAACAGTAATACCATGTTTGCTCCAGGTAATTGCCGCAGTAAGATAGGAAGTCGTTGTAGCAGAAGTCGTTCCAGCGCTATATACAATAATATTGTCCCCAGCACCTGAAACACACTTCCCATAAGCCGTCTGCACGTCAGCCAAACAGTGAAGTTTGTCTCGACCAGTGTTAGTGTTAGACCCAGTATCTGGACAGACGTAATAAGTTGTACCCTGCCCAAGAAGCATTTGACTGGATGATCCCCATACCGTCAAATCCCTAACCCGCAAAGAAGTTATATCCGCGTTTTCTCTCCAAGCCATTGTATTTTTCTCCTTATTATAATAACGGTCAGCTCTGTGCCCTATGCACTGCCTTTCGGCGGAGTCTGATCACGTAATTTATCCAAAACATCCCTGGCCGAAACGATTTTCATTTGAAGATTGTTCAAAATCTGAAACTGCCCCTGCGCCCAGCGCAGGTTAATCTCCTCAGTTATCGAACCCATATCCATGCAAATGCGTTCAGCCTCACTATCCAACCATCCGAGAAACACTTTGAAAGCTTCCAAATGCTCAAGATTGCAGATGGATTCCAATATTCTCTTTTTCTTTTCCAAATCTTTAGGATAACGAATCATTGTAATGCCGCCCTTACTACAATTGATGGTGTTCTGTCAATGTCAAATAATCCAGCTTTACGATAAATGGGTTCAGAAATAAACGCAACTAAATCCATACCTTTATAAACATACAACCCGTTGCGCCACACATCATCACCATCATAATTGACCCGATGCTCAACCTTGACATCCCTGGTCCTGAGCATGGCGTCAACGTCACGCTCACCACTATTAGATGATATATCAACACCCAACCGTCTCAAAGTCTTGTCCAAAAGACTCTTTATGACAACTAACGCCCCATCTAAACTACTCACCTTATAATCCTTAGCGTTATTATCAAGGTTATGTTCAAGCATGTCAACATCATAATGCTCTAATTCGTCGATATATTCCGGCAACATATCTTTCATTGCTGTCCCCCCATCGGAGTCCCTGCTACATCCAATTGACGCGGTGCCCCGACCGCTTGCCCGCCACCAGGCCCCGTTGGCGTACCACCTTTAGCAATCATCAAAATCTGCTCAGGAGGAACATGGAACATATTCCCAAGATTTTGAGCAAACATCATCAACTCCTGCTCACTAATGTTCTGTTTAAAAGAATCATCATCAGGAATTATCTTGTCAGACCTCATTTTGAGAGATCGCAAGGTTTCCCGAAGTACTTCCGCCCGCCCTTTCAACCCCATTATCTGAAAATCGTACTGGTTCGCCGTAGTTTGCAAAAATTCCTGCCGCCGAATCTGCAACTGCTCCATCATAACCAGATATTCCGAAGCTCTTGGAACGATCTTTATGTCCCCATTAACCTTTTCAGGCTCATTTAACATGATATGCGTCCAAAACGCCTCAACCGAAGGCTTTATAATCCCTTCATCAACGTTCGATGCTACCGTTTTCAGCACCTTCGCCGCCGCATTCATCAACATGCTTAACCCGGAGGCCGTCCTCGCCGCGCCACCCTGCTCATTCGACCCATACATGTAGTTCGGAATACCAGGGTCTTCCCCAGCTTGCTTGTAATAATAGTCATACAACTTCAAAAGCACGTCAATAATCGGATCGGGCTGGAAAAAACCCATCGGAAGCCCAGCATTTCCAGGGTCCCCGTCAAATTGCCACACCTTTAAAGGATAAATCTCATCCGGGTTATTCGACGGATCAATTCTGCTCATGTCAAGCCAGATCATAGGCCCAGACGCCATGCTCATGTTCCGCACCAACGCCTGTAAACACCCATTACAAATCTTCTGCTTAGGTTCGAGCAGCTCCGGTACACCAACTCCCCATATAGAATCCGTTATTTTCGTGAAAGACGCCGAATAATACGGCCTCCTTCCGAGCGGGTCCGGGTTAAGCCGCGCTCCAATGACTGTTTCCCCGATAATGAACGCGTTCACGTCATAGTCGATGTCCTTATCCGGTATCTCAGCTTCAGTCATACCCCACTCAAGCAACTTCGACCCTTGAACACTCCCCCAGAACTCCAGACAATCCAGCGTGTCAACACCACTGCCATTCAATTTATCGTTCGGGCGATCCTCTAAATCAGCCCGTTCATCCTCTTCACTCAACCACTCCCGAAGCCCACCTGCCCCATGCTCCGTCAGAACCTTCCTTATAGCGTCTTCGTCGTACCCAGGCACACCAATCAAGTCATTCAAATCCTTTCGCTCAAACCGATGCTTCTGGATCAAATAACTGTCCTGCAACGTCTTCGCCGTAGGAGACGGGTAAATATCAAAAGGACTCACCCTGTCAAACTCCCGGACCGGAATAACCTTCACCGCCGGCATGTTCTGCTCATCCCAGTACAACTTCTTCTTCATCCGAACAACCGGCCCCTTCATAAACCCAGACGGGAAAGTCACAACATCAGGAATTACATCCTTCAATACCTTGTACCACCCACCCTCGGTCAGCCCATCGTCAATGTCATACTCAATAGACTCCGTTTCAGTGTCACCCTTCTCTCGAATATCCGCCAACAACTCGTCCCTAAACTTAGCCAACTCCCGCTCTATCCGCCGCTCAACATCCTTCACCGCAACCGGGTCAGCCGGATTAACCATTTGACTATGGATAAGAATCTGCCGCTCATACTCCGCTTGAAGCTCAATGACCAACTTGTCAACCTTCTCAGGAGCCAATTCCGGGTTCGGTGTCGTACTAATACCCCAAGGCTTTTCTCCAGGAGGTAACAGAATATCGTTCAACCACGATTCGGCAGCACGGCATTTCACGTTCGTCAACTGATCAAATAACGAGCTATCCCCCTGAATCCGGTCAATGCTCGTCTTCTCGCTAGACGTGTATTCACCTTTACGCAGACGCAAACACTTCAGAAGTCGATCAGTGATCTCTTCATCCTTGTTGTCACGCGCTTCCTGCCAACACGTTCGTATGTACCCAGCCAGAGAACTAATGAACGGATCAGCCTGCACCTCATCAGCCGTCTTCGCAGCATCCTCTTCGTCATACCGATCTAACTCGTCGTTAGAGACGAAATTAACAAAGCCGCGCTTTGCACCAGTCCTGCTACTATCAAACGATCTTATCTCTGCCATAATCCTCATCCCGGAGCATACGGATATTTGAAAGTCTCACTAATACGCTTCTTTCCAATAAAGTTCCCAACATGCGCATCCCTAATTCTCGTAGACGCCAAATAGAAATAGTTCGTCGCGTGCCTGTAATGATCATCAGCTATTCTCCTGTACCGGTACACCTTGGAACCAGTCGTTTCATCTTCTTGCAACACTTTAACTATTCCCGTCATGTGCTTAATATAATTATCTAATTCATCAGAGCGCCTGGGAAGCTCCAGCCGCCCTTTCTGCATAACCAACTCGTGAGTCGCGTCACACACCTCAGTCCTGTTACACGTGACCACCTTGTTCCGCTCATCCCAGGCAAACGCCCCCTTCTGCATCTCCTGGTAATCACAACCAAACACCGGGTACTTCTCAGCAGCAGCAAACTCCCTAACCTTCCGCGTTTCAGGGTATAAATCCAGCACAGCACACCTTACACCAAACCGAGCACCTAAATCATGCAAATCTTCAAACGACGATACCGTGGCCACCTTCAACACCTTCAACTGCTTACCACCAGACAACCTGCTCCCAATAACAACATGAATGTTCTTACCAATGTCAGCTCCCATCGCGCAAGGCCCATCATGTCGAACACCCATTATATCATTCCCGCAGCAAGCAATAACGTCATTTTTCGTCAGTCGATTCTCGGCCGCAATGTACGGCATCCCTAACTTGGAATTATAAAACTCCTGCAAATTCGTCTTAGGGTCTTGAAACTGCTCCAAAATCTTTCCCGGATTAACAAACATCGAATTCAGTTGACTAATCCACCACCCAACTAAATCCTTTACCTCCGGCCTGTGCGCTACCCAACGACCATCCTTCGGAAATATCTCCCCACCACACCGCTTACACGCCCTAAACACCCTACCATCTTTCCCCTCCTGCAAACAAGAAGGAAATTCCAACTCTAAACACGTGTAAGCATTACACTTAGAACACCTTATCTCCCATACCCGCTGATCACTCTTCTGGTACGCTAAATCAATCCCATAATCAGGAATGCTCGGGGTACTCAACTGAAAAACCTCACCAACATCACTGTGACTGATCCGCTCCAACGCCAAATCAACCATAGCATCACTCATTACATCCCGCTCATCAAACACTATCCTGTCAACCGGGATGGACTTTAAACTACTACTATCACCCTTCAACCCCTCAATCTTCGACGTTTGCCGGGCAGACCTTAAATACAACACACCATTTCCTATCTTCTTAATCGTCGCCGCTTCTAACGTCTTTCCACCACCATTACTGACATTGTTCACATGCGCCGATATCTGCGGATTGTCGTAAATCAAAGGATTAAACCGAGCTTTAGAAAAGTCGCTAACGTCATTCCACGTAGGAAACAAATACAACGTCCCTGTCGGATACCTTCCATAAATATGACCATGTATCGTCTTTAAAACGTTGATCTCCGTTATCCCAATCTGCGCTCCCTTTCTCGCACACTGGTTCGGATGATCACATTGCATTATGTCCCTTTGATACTCATGCCGCTTCGTCTCAAAAAACTTTCCACTCTGTAACTTAACCTTCCCCAACACCGCCCACGCCAAAGCATCCACTGCAAAAAGCGCACTCAAATTACCACTCTGGGCTATCTCTTCTACCTTGGCCGATACCGGTATCATTTATAAAAAACCCTTTTTATTTTTGAAAAAAAAATTTGAAAAACATAAAAAAGATGTTGGTCTCAACACCAAAACATAAAAAAGATGTTGGTCTCAACACCAAAACATAAAAAAGATGTTGGTCTCGAAAATACGAATGTAGGTCGAAGGTGAGGGATATATACGCGCACGCCCAGCGCCCGCTCGGGACCCCTGCCGGACGGGTACGCCCCCTGTCACACAGCTCCAGCTCACTTGCACTCAATCGGAACCAACTCTAACGCAAGCAGACTCAATGACACTGACTATAATGTGCGCATGCTAACCAACTAGATCAAGTTTACATAATAGATTATTATCAGACCTTGCAATCATTTCAACCACTTACGACCTCAGCATCAGCGACATGCTCTGGAATAGCTAGCATCTCACTATTCTCATCCTCTCGCTCTTCTATCATTTTAAGCGCAAGCGCCTTAAGTGCGAGCTGGTCTGCGTCAGAGTAAACCTGCTGGACCTTCACCTCAGACTCTACAGTCTGCTTGTCCTGATACCCAAAATTGTTCTTCAAATCAAAGATACCGGCGATCACATTGTTCTTATTTGTCAGCATCTTAGACATCCTGTCGGCCTCAATTCTGGACTTCGCTCTTTTTATTGAGTCAGCAAATGGTGAGCGTCCAGGCCTATTGAGATAATCAAAC